GAGCTGGGCTTCTTCCTGGAGCTTATGAGCTACTTCTGCGTTTTGGTGTACTGCGTCTTTACCGAATATGTGGCATCTACTATGACAAAGCCTCACTTTAAGGCCGTATCTCTCGGCTATCTTCTTATTGGCTCCGCCGAATACGTGATGCCAGTCAAGCGGATCTCCGCAGCCGTTACGACCGCAGAGGTAACATGATTCTCCGTCATGAAGTATCGAGATAGGTTTTTTCATTTTGAAACCCTCCTTACTTTTAAAGAAGAAAGAAGAACATAAGCGGGCGAGACTCCATTGAGCCCATAGAACGCGTAGTAGTCGTTGAGCGATCCGTCCGTGTGCACAATCCGCGCATTAATCGAGTTGCCGGAGGTCGGTGTTGAGTAAGCGGTGCAAGTCCACCACCAATCATCCTTGTTGTCTATAAGGTACCTATACTTTCTGTATTCCTCTGTGGTTATGAGTGATACATAGTCCATGCATGTTCCGTAGTCTTTGAGCCCATCTTCTGATGTAAGGTCTCTCTCAAACTCTACGAGCTTATCCTTGTCGTCGAGGCCTTCCTTAAACTTGTTATTCAGGTAGCGTCTTAACGTCGATGTTTTCCAGTTGTTACAATCGTCCGTATCAAAACTCATGTTGTCTACGACCTCGTCCGTGAGTACGAATACTCCGTCTTCTCTTTTGTCGAGCACCGTTAAGGTCCATCCGTTCCAAGAGAATTTATCTCCCGGCTCGAGGCTCCCAAGTTCGACGTACTGATCCTCAGTAGCTTCCTTTACATCATCTGACTTAAGAAAAGGTATCTCTCCGTTTTCCTCTGTCATTTTGTCGATAAGGTCCTTTAACTGTTTTGCTTCTTCTTTTGTCATTTGTGATCCCTTCCTTTCCAGAATAATGTGTTTAATATCTGTGCGTAACCTCATAAGTTACCCTCTGGGTATAAAAAATACGCCCATCGGATCCGGGATGTGAAAATATACGATCATTTTTTCAATCTCGTCACTTCCGAAGACGCCTTTCTTCATTTTCTCATACATAGTCTTAGGCGCAATATCAAGAACATCTGTGGCAACGCGCGCCTGCGACATGTGATGCTTTGCAAATATTCCCCTGAGCTCATCTGTGTTAATCATGGTATCACCTCCCCGTAACTTATCAGGTTACTATCACTATACACCCTGTTTCGTAACTTGTCAAGATATTTTTTTCTTGACTTGTAACTTTTTTGTGTTATAATTAAATTAAACCATGGAAAAGGGGGTGTTTGCGGTGGTTGGAAAGAATATAAAAAATGCAAGAACGGCCGCCGGAATATCTCAAACCGATCTTGCAAAACGGGTAGGAATATCCAAACAGACATTATATAAATATGAGATGGGAGTGATAACAAATATCCCGTCTGATAAAATCGAGGCCATATCAAGCGTGCTCCGTGTTACTCCTGCATATCTTATGGGATGGGAAGAATCAAAACCCTCCGCTGCCGAGGCTATCATCTTAACAGATCATGAAAAAGATCTCGTTTCGAGTTATCGTTCGGCGGATAGCGGCACGCGTTCCGCCGTGTGTAAACTACTTGACATTGAGGAAAAGGGGCTCGAGTCGGAGGCAGGATAAGGAATATCATTTTTGTTGATTTCGGAGGGTCCGAATATGAAAGAAAAACTTGAAAACTTCAGGGCATGGCTAGTTATAGTTTTATCTGTAGGTGCCTTTGCCTTTGTATTTATCTTTAATGGCTATAGATGTATTAGCGGGGCATTTGCTGATTATATCTATAGTATGGATGATTGTGACTTTTTTGTCGATCAAGACTCTATCAAGCTTGCTCTCACGGATATAACGCAAGATGGAGACTCTCTCGAGGTATGTATAGAAATACCTAACTTGCCAAACGATGTTACAAGCATTGATTGCCAGGCGTGCATTGAGAGTTATTCTTATTACGATACATATACTATTGATAATCTTTCCGGCTCAGATGCTGGTATAGCAGCTACTTTTACATTTAAATCTAGTGATATTCCTACAGAACCTAAATCTATCGGACTTGATTTTCTGATTCATGCGGATGATAGTATTTTAATAAGGACTCATGTTGACAATATAGAATATTCCTCTTATAGAAAGGAGGGATAGCATGAAATACGAATACGAGAAAACTTTTACCTTTGAGGGCAAGCGCTATCATGTCTACGGCCACTCAGAGGAAGAGGTTATTGAAAAGAAGGCTCTTAAGCTCCGGGATCTGAAAGAGGGAAGAGTTACCGTTAATGGTAATATGCTTGTCTCTTTGTGGGCTGAGAAGTGTCTTGATATCTATAAGCCTAACGTATCTCCTAAGTATAAAGAGCAGATGGAGTATCGGATCAAGAAGAGTATTCTTTCGATTATCGGGAATATGCCTATCTGTTCTGTTAAGCCGCTTCAGTGCCAGGAGATATTAAACAATCTATCCGGAATGAGTAAGAGCCATATAACGAAAGTCTATCAGGAATTATGTTTTATTTTCGATAAAGCCGTAGAGAATAAGCTTATCCTTGAAAGTCCTGCTGCACATCTGGTGAGACCTGAAGGGATAAAGGGTAAGAGAAGATCCTTGACCGAGAAAGAACGTAAACATCTTTTGAATGTATGCGAGGAGCCGAGGTTTTATCTTTTTCTGCTTATGCTATATTGTGGGTGCAGACCTACTGAGGCTATAAACTGCCAGGGTAAAGATATATGTTATGTCGATGGGATCAGGTGTTTACATATCCGAGGAACAAAAACAGATAACGCAGATAGAAAGGTCCCGCTGCCGGAAGTATTATATGAGAAGATAAAAGATACCGAGCCTTTTTCTTATATCTCTCCAAACGCCGCCGGCAATAAACACAGTGAATCATCATATAAGCGGTTGACTGACTCTTTAAGGCGTGAGCTTAATCTGTCAATGGGCTGTAGGACATATCGTAACCAGCTCGTACCACCGTTCCCGCTTGCGGAAGACTTTACTCCTTATATGCTAAGGCACACTTTTTGCACCGACCTTCAGAAGATGGGAGTTGATGTAAGAGCGGCGTCAAAACTTATGGGACATGCAGACATAAGGACAACTGCTAACATATATACGCACCAAGACAATGAAACCCTCCGGCAGGCCGCCGAAAAGATGGGTGTCGTGTCAGGTGTCGTGCCATGTGCTACAGGCGTCGTGAATTCGTAATTCCTTTTATGCCTACGGACCAAGGTGTCGGGAGTTCGAATCTTCTCGTGCGCGTGATAATAAAACCCCTGAAAAGTCTTTGTTTAATAGGCGTTCAGGGGTTTTTAATTTGTTTCATGTGAAACAGATGTTCGAGAACGGATGTTTGTTTTTGTCACTTTTTGTCACTTAAAGTGTCGTACTAAGTGTCGTACTCAAAAACTAAAAGGGCCCTTTACTCGAGAGCCCTTTCAGAAAGGAGAAAGATGATGGATTTACCCTTTTATAGCCTTCAGAAGTTTCCTCCATTTACTATTGCCTTTGCTCGCCATGGGAGCCGGACACGACTTGCCGTTTACGTCCCAGTGTCGTATTATGGTTGAAGCGTTCGGGCAATAATACTGGATATACTTTACAAGCTGTTTGACTGCTGCTTCCTGCTTTGCTGAGATGTAGCCCTTTGTGTAGTTACACATCTCGATTGATACCGAATTTGCGTTAGTGCAGGAGAGATAGTAGGTTCCTGCCGCACCTTCTTTAGTGAAGAATCCTCCCACGCTCCATGCCGGCCTGTTCATCGGAATAGAACGAATAATCTTTCCTTCAGCATCTACAAAGTAGTGTGCTCCAGCGCTTCGCTTATTTCCGTTTTTGAAGAACAAGCCATTCCCTCTGGCCGTGTCTCCTTTGTTTCCGGTATAGTGAATAACGATGTAACGGACCTTCTTCCTATCGCGTAGGGATCCGTAAGAAATCTTTTTCGCCCGGATATCCTCGTATACGATTTTTGGTTTAGCCATTTACTCGCCCTCCGAATAATCTACGTCGTCAAACTCACCCGCCTCGATCCTGTCTTCATACTGCTGTTTTACATCGAGATACTCCGGAACTGTTTTCTCGTAGTAGTTTGTTGAGATTTTCAGGAGCACTCCTAAGAACGTGTCAATAGCCGTGATGGTGCCGACGATCTGCTCAGCATACGGAAGCCCCCAGATCTGAGCAAGTGTGAAGTAAAGTGTAGCGATTGCCGGTAAGACAATCTGTGCGATATACTTCAGTACATCATAAGTTTTACCACTCATAGTTTATACCTCCTATTTAT